CAACTGCGGTGAGATAATCGAGCCCTCCCCCTCGCGGTTCTCGTTCGCCCAGGCCGTGACCTGGAACGTGTACGGGGCCGCGTTCGGGATCTGGTGCCATTCCTTGAAATCCGCGTTGACCCGCACCGCCTTGAGCACCCGCCGGATTGCACCGACGGTGCCTTTGGTCTTGTGGACCGGGATCGCCTCGCGGACCAGCTCGCGGCGCTGTGCGTTGGTGTTGGCCGCCTCCCAGCCTTCGACCTTCCAGGCCCAGCCGAGCCAGGGCAGGAAGTCCGGCGGGCAGCGCGCCGAGTCGGCCACACCCCGGATGATTTCCGGGTCTATGCCCTGCTCGCTAGCCCGCTCCAGGGCGCGCTCCAGCAACGTGGCGTTGTGCGGTAACAGGCTCACGTTGCCACCTCAGTGGTCAGCGCGATTGAAGTACAGTTGGGGTAATGCCGCTTGTCACACACGACGCCTGTAACCGGATGCACCAGGTCAACCTGGCTAATGCCCGTTACGTGTAACGCCGCGTAGATGGCCGACAGCGGCAACTGCCCCTCCAGCCGCCTGGCCTCAGCAATGGCCGCTTCCAGGCCTTTGCGGGCGGTCGCTTTGACTACCGCCGGATCTGGCCCGGCCTCGACGTGCAGGGCGGCCTGCACCTTGAAGTCGGTCGGCGCACCTGCCTGCACGCGCGGTCGGTCGGTGACCGGCCGCACGCTCTCGGCCGACAGCGCCGCCTGCACCGTGGCCACCAGCTTGGCCGGCAGCGAAGTGCTATCCAGCCTTGGCACAATGGCCAGCGACACGTCGCCGGGCAGTGGCTTATCCAGCCCGGCGTCGTAGTCACAGACCACCACAATGGCCCCGGCCGGCAGCAACGCTTTAACCGCGGCGTCGAGCGCCACCCCGGAAAACCGGGGCGAATCGACCGACACGTTGGCCAGCTCGGCCGAGGCTGTCAGGCCGTGGTACTCATACGCGCCACGGCTGCCGGCAACGGACAGCGCCTCAAGCGAGAGCCGCGTGCGGTAGCGCAGCGCCTCGTCGTCTTCCATGACGGCCGCCACCGGCGGCACCGCATCAGGATCGGCCGCGCGGATGGTCAACCGCTGCACACCGTAGTCGGCGGCGCGGTTGTCCAGGTCGGCACCCTTGGCATAAGCCAACAAGCTGGCCTTGGCCGCCGAGTTGACCCGTGCGCGCATTAGCAGCTCGCGGTAGGCAATGGTCTCCATTATTTTGACGACCGGGTCGGACTCCAGCAGCGCCGTCCACTGGTCGCCCATGTGGCTGCGGAAAACGCCCACCACCTCCTGATAAATCGCCTCAAACTCAAGGGTTTCCACCACATCGGGCGGCGGGAGCAAAGAAAGGTCAATCATGCGCTTACCTCCACGACAGCAGCGTTGCCCAGGTACTGACCGGTCAGCAGCAGGCCGATCTGGCCGCCGACGATTGAAACGACCTGCACCCGCTCCAGACGAATGCGCGGCTCCCAAAGGCCCAAGGCGCGCGCCACCTCGGCCTGCACGGCGCTTTTCCAGCCCTCGTTAACCGGCATATCGACGAAGCGGCGCAGGTTGCTGCCGTATTCCGGCCGCATGCGCCGGGTACCCAAGGGCGTGGTCAAAATGTCCTCAATCGACTGTTTCAGGTGATCGAGGCCCGAAAGTGGCTGGCCGGTTCGCCGGTCCACGCCAATCATGGTTAGCCGTCCAGGCGCTGCAGGTCGGGGTGGCCACCCAAGAACGCCAGCGCCTCGTCGTCGTGGGCCTGAACGGTCACGCGACCGGCCAGCACCTTGAACTCGCGCAGGTCATCGCCGGCCTGCTGGAACAGCGAGCGCGAGGTGTAGGCGCTATCGGTGAAGGTCACGCCAAGAGGTGCCGACGACACAACATCGGCACTAGGATCAGGTACAACTGCGGATACGCCCGCATCCGTTGCCGCGTCATCCGCAGCAGTTTTCTTGCCCGCCATAAAGTGGTGCTCCAGAAAAGACAAAGCCCGCTAAAGCGGGCCGTCAGTGTTTGTGATTGGCTGTGTTGCCTGTGGTATCGATGATGCTGCCACCACCGAGAATGTTGCCTGCAACTACGAGCTGGCCAGTTATCTGCACGTCGCCCTGCAGGGTGATCAGGGTTGCCCTTGCCGCGATGGTTTCGGCTTCGGCGCTGATCGCGGTCGACTTGGCGGTGATCGCGTCGTCAGTCAGTACCGCCTTGCTGCTGCCGACCTCAATGTTGACCGTGCCGGTAGGCAGCTTGATGGTGTAGCTATTGGCCGCCCAGTCGTAGACTAGGGACCCGCCATCATCGAAGCGCCACACCTCGACATGGTCGCGGTTGTCCGGGCGCTCGCCGGCGTTGCCGTACAGGCCGGGAATAAAAGTGCCCTGAGCGGGGTCACCGCTAGGACTGATCAGCGCGCCCTGCTCTCCCAAGCTTGGTGCTCGCCAGTGTCGCGCCTTACCGGCAGCCAACGAGTGCCAACGCACCCAGGCACTGCTCCAGCCGGTACCGTCTGACATCCGTAGCTTGCCAGCATCCAGGTCGACCGCCACGACATAACCCTTGATCACGACACCGGCCAGCATTCGGTCGTGCTCGGCGCTCGCGTAACTCACCCCAGGTCCTCAGGTGATTGGTACTGATGCTCGTTGCCAGGACCAGCGTCAGGATCGAAGGCGACCACTAGCGGGCCGGACTCTCGGGGCCACGGCCACTCTTCCTCTCCCAGATAGATCACCTGGGTCCACTCAACCACCCAGACCGCGTAACTATCTAGCTCAGGCCGGCTCCAGTCCCGCTCCGCCCGCACGAACTGAGCAAACTCAACCGCCAAGCCCCAGGACTGCATCCGTAGCAGGACCGCCAGCTGTGCCGCAGCGAACGCCGCGACATGCAAGCAGTTGGGCACCTCTACACCAACAATCACTCGCGCCTCGAAGCGAGCATCGACGGCAGTTTCACCTGTACCAGGATCTTTGTCCGCACTCTCAAGGCCAGCCAACTCCAGCACTACCGCTGGCATCGGCACGACCTCTATCCCGTCCGGCATGGTGCCGACATAGGCGAGGCCCGGGATGGCTTCACTGATGTGTTGCTCAATCGCCGCGTAGATCCCAGCGAGAGGTATTGGGTCATCAACCATTGCCTGTTCTCCGCAAATACTTCTGCAGTTCAAAGTTCAGCTCTTGCTCCAGGACCACCTTCAATCGATCGTGAGCCCGGTTAGTCCACACTTCGAAGTGAGGTCGAACGTCATCGAGCGAGATTTTTGCCTTCGCCAGTGGGAAGCGACTGTCGTTCTCTGAAACCCAGCCGGACCGGCGACCACGACCGCCAGAGACGTCGCTATCCGGGTAGTCGGCAGCATCGAAGTGCTTGCTGGCTGTGCGAATCCAGATATCGGGCTTGCCACCGTATACCTGCCGGTAGAACGCCCCCTGGTACCGGCGCCCAGCCACCGACACACCGGTTCGTGTTTGCCGAGGACGACCAGCGCGGCTGGCTTCGATGGGACGAATGCCGAACCACAGCTTGCCTTGCCCGTTACTGCCCATCGGGAAGGCCTTAAGCCGCTGTCTCACTGCCGCGATGGCGATTCGCTCTTGCCGCCCCACCTCCCGCGCAACCTGCCCGCGAAGCCAGCGAAGCGTCTTGTTGATGGCCCGTCGTTGAGCTGCCGCCATGGCCTTGGGCACTAGCTTGGCGAAGTCCTCGAAGCCCTTGACGTCTTCCGGGCGCATCTGCAGGGTCAGCAGCCCTGCACTGGCTGACAACTTGTGATAGCTGCCTACAGTCATGGTGTTTTCCTCAGAACGAGCGTCACCAGGCCGTCGCCGCCTGGCTCTATGCGCGTGATGATGAAGTTGCCACCACCGTCCTCGGGCGGCAGATCGATCATCACGCTCTGCCGCGTATCGACACCCGCGTTGTCGCCAACGCGGATGACCAGGTGCGGCTCACGCAGGCCTGTATTGATCTGGCCGAGCTTGGGCTGCAGCCACGGCGCCGAGAACATGCCGAGTACCTCGCGACCTTCGATATGCGCAAGATCGCCTAGGACGTCGAACACCACCTCGTCCACGTCGTCGATTAGGTCGCGGAAGCCCATGATCAGGCGGTCAGGCGGATAACTGCACGGGGACGCGTGCAGATGTGCAACGGGTTGGACTGAGCCTCACCCGCAACGCCCTTACCGAAGGCCATCTCCTCGAGCTTGCTGTAATACGGCAAGCCCTCGGTGTTGACGGTTTCCATGTAATCTGCCGGCGCGTAGACCGACAGGAACAGTTCAGAAACCCCCTCGGGCACCAGGCGCGCTTCATCGTCAGGGACGAATGGGACACCCGCTACCTTGCCCCGGTAACGCTCCCAGCTGATTCCACCGAACTCGAACGTTTCACGCCCGTCGCCCCGAAGCGCTGCGGCCTGCTGGCTACCCTTGTAGGTATCGACAACCGAAGAGTGGGCGATGAGTTTCTTCCAGAAGGTCTTGCCGCAGAAAGCGCGGGCACCGGTGGTGGTTACGTTGCCGAGCGCGTCTTCTTGCATGTCCAGGGCGTCCACGCACTGCACCTGAATGTTGGCGTTCGGGTCATTCAGCCCCATCGACTGCTTCTGCTGCGACACCCCGAAAACCTTGTAGATATCCAGCAGCACCGAAGAACCGTCTGCGTCCAGCACCTTGCCGTTGATGGCCCCCATCCGATGAAATTCGTGAGTGGCATCCAGTTGGCGTTTCGCCTTGGCAAGACGCTTGTTGACCACATCCTGTACGGCCTGCAGCTCCGTCAGCGTGCCGAACGCGCGAATACCCTGGATCTCGTCTGCCTTGATCGCGAAGCGCTGCGGCAGGTGAACAGTGTTGAACGGGATCAGCGTGCGCTTGCTACCGCCCACCACCAGGCCAGAGGTGCCGCGCTCCCCCGCCGGCACGAGGGCGAGCGTGTCACCGTCCTTCTCGATCTGCACGGTAAGGGTGGCGACACCCTCCTCCTGGAACAGGCCAAGAGCCGCAAGGCGCCCTGGCACGTACTCCTGCTCGTTGATAGCAGCTGTCAGGGCTGCAACGCCGAAAGCGTCGTCTTGGAAAATGGCAATCTCAGCCATGAGGTACTCCAAAAAGTAAGAACCCCGCTCAGGGCGGGGTTGGGGTGAGAGAGAGTCGGGTCAGCGCAGGATGATGAAATGCGCTGCCAAGGCCTGTTCCGCATCAGCGTCGATGCCGGTCAGCAGGGCCTCACTGACCTCGGCCAGCCGCACCACCGCGCGGCCACGCCGAACGGTTTCGGACTCGCCGAGGGAGGCGTAGAGAATGCACACGGCTTTTTCGCTGCCGTCTTCTGCAGCGGGGTCGTAGGCAGTGAATTCGCTGCTGGCCGTTACCAGACCAAGCACTTGGCCAGCTACCAGACCAGGACCGGCAGCGACATTGATGGCTTCGCGAGAGATCTTTCCCGGCCCTTCGGAAAGCAGGAATTCACCGGTGTGAACCGGCTCCTGGCGGATGTTACTCATGGTCGTGCTCCTTTATTGGCGGCCTGCCGGCGGGCAGCCCAGATGCTGGATGGATTGGGTAACTGCGCCTTGACCTTCTCTGGCTCGTCATCGGCCGGCGGCAGGCTGTTGTCGATCTCAAAACCCTTGCCGGAGCTGACCAGCTTCTCGAAAAGCCGCGCCCGCACCGCATCAGGCTCCAGGCCGGCCTGCACAAATTCAACGGTTAGCTCTGGCAGCCGAGCGGCTACGCAGAGATCACGGACACCCTTGGCACGCGTCAAGGCAGCCTGCACCGTGGCCTTGTCGGCCAGTTTGGTGGAGGCGATCAACGGCTCGACCAGATTGCTGATTCCCGCCTTGGCGCAGTCCTGGGCGATCATCAAAGCCAGCGCAGTAGAGTCGCCTGGGTCAGCCGCTGTCAGGTCAGGCGGTGTTGCCGGCTTGCCACCCGTTGCCTCCGGCTGGTCGGCCAACTGATCCAGCAGCGCCTTGGGTGTCTGACGGTACCGCTGCATCGCAGCGCCCTGGCCAAGGCACGCCTTGACCTCGACCCCGTTGCCCACTTCGTCAGCCAGGCCCAGCGCGAGGGCTTCCTGGGCAGTCAACCAGGTTTCAGCGTTGACCATACGGCGCAGCTCGGCATCGTCAATGCCCGGCGCCTTGGCCTTGTATGCCGCGATGATCGCCTCGAAAGTCTGGTCCAGGACGTCAGCCACCCGGCGCAAGTCCTCGGCATCACCGCTGGTCCAGGTCCACGGGTTGTGCACCATCAGCATCGCATTCGAAGCCATCACCAAGCGGTGGGCGCCGCAGGCAGCGACGCTTCCTGCGCTGGCCGCCAGAGCATCAACACGCGCGGTACAGCGCTCACCCAACCGGTTTAGCGCGTTGTGAATAGCCAACCCGTCGAACAGATCGCCGCCGATGGTGTTGAACGCCACCACCACCGGGGAAATACCGTCATCGATCGCCTTCAGGTCCTGAATGAATTCGTTCGCGGTGATGCCCCAGCCCCCGATTTCACCGTAGATATAGATCTCGATGGGAGTGGCATCGGCCTGGGTATCGCCCTGTCCCTCAGCCGCCGCGCTGATCCTGTACCAGTGCTGGTCTGCGACCTGCTGCACCGAGGACGCCATGTTGTAGATGCGAAACGGCATCAGCTTTTTCATTTCTTCCCCTTGTCGCCGGACTCATCAGGGTCATCCTCGACGGCCGACAAGCTGCTGTAGTTGAGGCCCAGAGCCTTTGCCCGGGCGATATCGGCGGCGTTCTCTTCGTCGACCACCTCCGCGTCCGTACCGTTGCGCAGGCACACCTCGCTTCGCGATGCGAAGCCCGCAGCGATCTCCATGCTGCGTGACTGGACATCCTGCACCGGGTGGATATAGGCCCAGCCCTGAGGTACCCAACGAGTACGCTGGTACTCGCGGCGCCGCTGCGCGTAGTCCGGCAGGTCGAGCGCCCCGGCAAGCACAGCCATGTCCAACCAGGCTTTACGCACCGGCCGACACAACTGATGGACGTACACCTGGAACTGGAGCTGCTCCAGGCGGCGCCTAAACTCGGTCAGTACCACGCGGATCGCGCGGTCGTTCACGCCTTGCATGTCGCCGGTCATGAGTTCGTAAGGCAGCCCCGAGCCCGCGGCAGCAGCCATCAGTTGCTGCCGCATGAAGTCTGGGTAGTTGTTGCCGGCGTCCGGCGGGTCCGAAAAATCGACCTGCTCACCAGGCAGCAGCTCCTGCATCGTGCCAGGTTCCAGTCCCACCATCGGGGTGAAGCCGTCGCGGTCGTACTTGACCGGTGCCCCGGTGAGCGGATCGAGTTGCGGCGGGCCATCCGGCGCTGGCTTGCGAACGAAACCGGCAAACAGGTTGGCTACCTCTTGGCGGAACAGCACCGCGTCGTCGAAGTTGTCCAGGCTGCGTAGACGCTTCAAGACAGGAGCCAAACGCGGCACGCCGCGAAGCTGGCCGGGCTCCAGGGGCTCGAATACGTGCAGCATCTGCTCCGCCGGGATCCGCACCAACTGGTTGTAGCCCACATTCAGCGAGGTCTTATCGCTGGGGTGGTTGCGATGACACCAGTACGCCACGCGCCGGCCCATAGCGTTGAACTCGATGCCGGCCCGTATGACGTTGCCGAAGCGGGTCATTTCGAACTTGTCGTGGGGGACAAACTCCGGCGATAGGCACTGCAGCTGCAGCGGCACCGCGTAGCCATCCTCCAGCCGGCGCGGGCGCAGGCGAATGAAGCATTCACCCGATTGCTCTACCGTGCGTGCTACCAGCGCCTGTAAGCCATAGAAGTCTGTGAGTTGATCGGCATCCGCCTCATCCACCCAGTCCTCCCACAGCTCCTGCATCACCTTGCGGATTGCTTTGTCCAGCAACCTTGGGTGCGGCGTGATGCCGGTACCGATCAGATTGCTGACGCGCTTGTCGATGACGTTAGCGGCGTAGGGGTCATTGCGTACCGCACTGCGAGAGCGGGAGCGCAGGTTGCGCAAGGCCGGCATGATCAGGCTGTTCACGCCGGTGTCCGGCGCATCCCATCCCGATGAGCGCCGTCCCTCAGCGGCGCCTTCGTAGCTGGCCTTGATCCGTTCGGGCACCAAGATCCCCGAGCGACCGAGGGACAAGTAGCGTCCGCTCACAGCCCCTTGCCTCCGTGAAATACGCGCACTACGCGCGAACGTGGCCCGGCGGCATTCGTCAGTTCAGTGCGGATAAGGTCGCGAGCCTTGATCAGCTCGTCCACCGTTCGATACTCGACGATGCGATCCGAGTAGCGAACGATCTTTTCTCCGCGCGCAATCGCCCGCTCGACAGCGTCGAGGTGTGCTTTTGTGTAGGCCATGTCAGCGTCTCTTCAGGTAGCCGCTGCTGGAGCTGCGGCGTTGCATAGGTTGGGGCACGGCTCGTGGAGCCGGCGGTGGTGGCGGTGGGTCGTTGCGCTTGACCGGAACAGACACAGGGGCCGGGGAATTGCTCTCTTCGTCCTGGTCGTCGGTTTCAGGCTCACTAGTCTGAGGCCGGGCTGGCTCCGATTCGCCCTGCTCGAACAAGTTGGCCTGCGCAAGCGCCTGTCGAAGCTTGTCCCAATCCTGTTCACCGTAGCGGTGGAGACCAAGGAAGTTGGCCAT